CGTCTGGTCCGTTTCCTCCGTTGATTGCGAATGAAGTGGTTACGTTCTCTGACCGGAACCATTCGTTGAAGATCATGTTATACGCTCTGAACGGGAGTGCGTTTACGTCGATTGATTGCGCGCCTCCGATTTGTCCGACTACGGGAATGCCCATGTGGTCGTAGATGCTGCCCACGGCTTCACCGCCTACGGTGCCTGTGACGACGGGCACGGTGTAGTTGATCGTGTCACTTGGGTTCGTCTGCTCGCCCATCATTCGTACCCAGTTGTTCCACAGTAGTCGGCACGGTACAAAGAAGAAGTGCGTGTCTACGCGCTGCTGGTCCAGTTCCGGGAAGAGGCATGTCTGCATGCGTAGGAACGTGGTGACGTTGTATTTCATGTGGTCGCCGGGGAGCAGTTCGTCCACGAGTATTGGGACTAGGTATCCGGCGTCGAATGCTGTCTTGCGTGTCCATCGGTTTGTGAACTGCGACCGTGGGATTTTGGCGCTTTCAATCTTGGCGCTGTCGGTCTGTGAGACGAGTGAGCGCTGTGGTTGCTGGTAACTCATTTGGTGTCCTCCTCTGCGCGGGCTCTGAGTTCAGTGGCGAGTTGTTCGCCGCCGTAAACGAATTTGGCCGGTGTGTGTGGTTGGATGTCGTATGGGAACAGCTGGCCGTAACATACGATTTCGTAATCTTCGATGTGTCGGCTTACCATGGTGTTCTTGTCCAGTGCTACGTCTCGGAAGAACCGGACGGCTTGGGCGTCGGTCTTGAACGTGACGAGTGTTCCGGTTACGTCGTGTGCGAGTTTGTCGATGATTCCGTAGATCCACATGAGGTTCTTCTCCCTTGTTTGCTTGGTTGGATTATCGGTCCGCGGGACGGGATCGCGGCGGTTTGCGGTCACGTCCCGCGGGCCTCTGTTCGCGTCCGCTTGTCGTCCGCGATTTTCTGCTTGGCCTCGTTGATTTTGTGTCGTGCTGCGATGTGTTCTAGTGTGATATGTTGCTGGGTCTGTCTGTAGGCCGCGTCTTGGTCTTTTTTGTCTTGTATCTCAGCGGCTGTTGCTTTTTGTTCCCATGCTTTTTTGTAGAATCGTGGCACTGCTATTTGTTGGCCATTGTGTATTGCGTAGTTCCTCCATGATTGCGTGTGTTGTCGTGCGTGTCCGCCTATGCCTGGGCGTCGGCTCATCACGATGAAAGGCTGCTGCCATTTGTAGATCTCGCCTGTTTCTGGGTCGAGTTCCTCCTGCTTTTCTCGCTCTCTGTCGTTGAGCTTCTTTTGTGTGTATCCTGCCGCGTATGCGATGCGGCGCGGTGTGAGTTTGGATATTTCGGTTCGTCCTTGGCCCCATGTCTTGTCTATGAGGTCGCTTTCCGTCTCTGCTATTCCGAAGAGAATTGCGTGGTAGTGTGGGCGGTGTTGTTTGGTTCCGTATTCGCCGGAGGCGAAGAATCGGATCTTGTTTCCTCTCGCCTTTCGTAGTCGTTTCAGCCACAATTGTAGGTGGCGTTTGTCTAGCGTTAGCGGTAGGTGTTTGTCATCGTAGGTCAGTGTGACGAATGACGCTGCTTTGTGTTCTTGTAACTCCAGCGTGCAGCGTAGCGCCCAGCTGGTAGCGGCTGTCGTTCTGCACGCTGTGCATCGCCCGCACGGCAACGTGAGTACTCGGTCGAGGTACTGCGGTGGCGGTAGGCCGAATTTGATAGGTTGGCCGTCCGCTTTTTGGTAGGCCAGAAGTGGTTGTGTGCATGCCATGCTACAGCCTGTATCCGCCTCTGAGGACTTGCGCCGCGTTCAGGCGGTGCGTCTTTCCTGCCCGGCTCTTGAACTGCTTCCTAGAGCCTCGTCCGTTGACTTTGTTGCGGTGGTTTCGGGTCATGTTCGGGTTCTCCTGTCGATCGGGGTCCCCTGCCCCGGTGACTTTCCGGTATTTCCGGAGAGTTCTGGCGGGGCAGGGGGGTCATATATACTTGTCCTTGTCAGTATATATGCGGAGTGACACCGTTCGTGTCTACTCCTTCAGGTCTTCGGCTTCTGCTGCTGCCCGTCTGCGGGCTCTGTTCGCTCGCCGGAGTGCCTGTATTTCGTCCTCGTCTCGGGTCTTCTCGGCCTCTTGCTTCGCCTTGGCCTGTTTGTGTGCTGTGAGGTCTGCTAGGTCCTGCTGGTATGTGCCTGTTTCGGTGCCGGAGAGTACCGCCGTCCAGTTCGGGTATTTGTTGCGGAGTTCTGGCGGGATGGTCAGTGTGGCGTGTTTTGCTGCATGTAGTGCGCTCATCGCCTGTTGTAGGTCCACTGTGTAGTCGATCTCCATTGGTTGTCCGCCTGTTCGTACTGGTGTGTCGATTCCGAATTTGTTGAGGAGGTTGTTGATTTGTGCATCGTGTGCGAATTCCGGGCGTGTGAGGGTTTCGCCGCCCCCGGGCGTTTCGTTCTGCTTGCTGATCTCGTCGCCGAGTTCGTCGGTTTGTGTGCGGTATTTCATTTGTGTTTCCCGTTGAGTTTGATGGGTTTCCCGTCGATTTTCGAGATGACTGGTTCGTCTCGCGGTTGGAAGGCCGCTTTGAGTGCGTCCAGTAGTCCGTTGGCTGCTGACCCGTTGGCGATGCCTTGCCAGCCCTTCAGGGGCAGTTGTAGGAGGTCTGCGGCCCCTCCACGCAGTCGTGCGTTGGGTACTGCTAGCTGCTTTAGCAGGTTGTCCAGTGCCAGCGATGTTCTTGTTGCTGGTTGCGATATTGTTTGCTTGAACTCGAGGTCATTCATTTTGGTGCGTGTCTCGGCCTCGGCCATCGCTGTTGTTGCTGCTGCGGCTGCTGTCTCTTGTTGTGTTTTCGCGATGTTTGCCCGAATTTCGGGTTCCGCGTAGTCCGCTGCTATTGTGGCTCGTCGGGCTGTTTCTTTCGCCAGTAGCAGTTGCTGTGCTGCGCTCGCTGAGGCTGCGCCCGCTGCCGCCGGGTCCGTCATGGTGGCGCTGGCTCCCCCGGGCGTGCTCGCTCCTCGGTCGTACGCGAGTGCTGGGTTGAGTCCTGCGGCTGTGTAGTCCGCCTGTCCTCGTTGTGCGCTGGTGCTGCTCATGCGCTCTTGAAAGTCCATCTGTGCTTGCGCTTGAGCCGCGTTGCTCTGGTTTGTGAGGAGTCCCGAGCCTGCCGCCAACCCTCCCATGAAGAGCGGGACGTTTCCGCTGATTGCTCCGGCGCCCATTGCGCCGACGCTCGCTAGGCCTTGGCCGACTTTTCCCCAGTCTGGCATTCGCTAGAACCTCCCGAGTATGGCGGGTGTGCCATAGGTGGGGATGGGTCGCGTGGCTACGCGGGTGTACACGATGTCGCCGAAGTAGTTGAATCCAGTGGCGGCTCCTCCCGCTGAGATGACTCGGGCTACGGGTGGTGCCTCCCATAGGAATTGTGTGTTCAGTACTGGTGCGCTGGTGAATTTCTGGGCGAGGTGCCATGCGTCCATTGTTCCGGCGGCGGTGGAGCGCATCTTCCCGACGACTTCGCTTTGCCGGACACGGTATTCCTGCCACCGTTCTTGGTAGCCGAAGATGAGGTCATCTTGGCTGTTCTGGCCTGTGCAGTAGATCTCGCCCTGCGTCACCGCCTGTTCGCCGAGCCCTGCGAGGGCGGGCCAGTAGAAGTCATATCGTGTCGAACGGCTCCACATTTTATGTAGGCCTTGCTGGTAACTGATTTCGGTCTTGATGCTGATGAGGCCGATGACGTAGCCGTGCTCTGTGGCGGCGTAGCTGGCCATGTGTGCGCCCGCGGCGGTTCCTGCTCCGCCGAGTGCGCCGACGCCGACGCCTCCGGTCGCCGTTTGTGCTACTGGCGTGATGTTGAGTGGGGCCTGTCCGCCGCCGATATACTCGGGTCGCTGTAGTCGGAAGTCGGGGTTTACGACGCCGAAGTGGGAGCGGATTAATTCGGTGTAGCGTGTGCCTCCTCTGGCGTCGCGTTCTAAGAGTGTCTGAATCATCCACGCCATTCGCAGTTGATTGATTGCGACGCCTGTTGCCATCGAGAGGTCGGCGTAGACCGTGGGCAGTTGTCCGGCTCCTGCGCCTGACATTTGCATGGCCCAGCTTCCGGCTGTGTCGATGAAGGGGTAGGCGGTTGCGCCTGTGGTTTCGTACCATGTGGCGGCGTTGGCGGCTCCTACGTCGCTGTCGAGGCCGATGCCGATGATTGGGGCGTATCCGCCTAGCGGTACGGTCGGCGCGACGAATTTTTGCGGCCACGGGAGGGCCGATGTGAAGTAGTCTTGGCTTTTGCTGCGCACGGCGAGTTGGTAGTCGGCTGCACCGTCTGGTCCGTTTCCTCCGTTGATTGCGAATGAAGTGGTTACGTTCTCTGACCGGAACCATTCGTTGAAGATCATGTTATACGCTCTGAACGGGAGTGCGTTTACGTCGATTGATTGCGCGCCTCCGATTTGTCCGACTACGGGAATGCCCATGTGGTCGTAGATGCTGCCCACGGCTTCACCGCCTACGGTGCCTGTGACGACGGGCACGGTGTAGTTGATCGTGTCACTTGGGTTCGTCTGCTCGCCCATCATTCGTACCCAGTTGTTCCACAGTAGTCGGCACGGTACAAAGAAGAAGTGCGTGTCTACGCGCTGCTGGTCCAGTTCCGGGAAGAGGCATGTCTGCATGCGTAGGAACGTGGTGACGTTGTATTTCATGTGGTCGCCGGGGAGCAGTTCGTCCACGAGTATTGGGACTAGGTATCCGGCGTCGAATGCTGTCTTGCGTGTCCATCGGTTTGTGAACTGCGACCGTGGGATTTTGGCGCTTTCAATCTTGGCGCTG